AAGGAGAACCTGAAGACGTCTCTCCAGCGAGCGAGAACGTCGGTTCGATGCCTCCTTGATGTCGGAATCATCTATGGTTACAAAGGGTTCGGCGATCCCAAGAAGTTAGACCTTCGACCTATACTTTTGGAGTATATGTGTCAGGACTTTCTTGGATTGATGATCGCGAACTTTAAGTATCATTTGTTGTTTTTGGCAAATAAGGGACGTCACGCGGAAGCACCTCCAAGGAAGGAGGAGATCCGCAACGTAGACGGATGGCTGATAGACTGGCGATTTCGGCAATGGTGCTTACGTAGGCTTATACGCGACGTAAGCTTCGGAGAAACGCTTCTTCTTGGCGTGAAGCGTGGGCTTCCGTCGATGGATGAAAGGAATGTGGAGACAGAGGTATCGAATTTGCTCGATGACCTTGGTCGGGAAAGTCCGGCTACCCCTCAGTTTTTACTGAAGGAGGTTAGTCGTACGGCTCGTGAAATCTTCGGTACACAGAGTCCGAAGCCTCGAAATAGTTTCCAGTTTTCTGATAGAGCTGGTTACGAGGTCGAGGCCGGTGTACAGAAAGGAGGCATCCGAGGAGTGGTCTGGAGATGGGCATTGGAGAAAGGTTACGCCAGCACTGAGTTGTGTTTGGTTTCCATTAAATGGGGTCCTCATAGAGGATTAGTAGCCGAGTACAGATACCTAATTCAAGACTTATATACCCATATCTGGGATGGTCTCTTTCGACTCTGGATCGAGGAACAACGAGTAACACAAAAACGTCCCACTAAGTGTCGTCTTGCAGTCATATTTGAACCTTTGAAGGTCCGTCCTATCACTGCCGGCGAAGCTAAACGTTACGCTCTCGGTAAGGCGTTCCAACAACCGCTTTGGGACAGCTTGCAGCGTTTCCCCTGTTTTTCTTTTACAGGGTGTTCTGTAAACGCTTCCATTGTGTCGTCACAATTATCGAAGTATATTGGCGATCGATCTGATCCCTTGTATTATCGAAGTGACTATTGGACTGCGCGAGACGTTCTTTACGTCTCTGCTGATTATAAAGGCGCAACCAACTATATGCACAGTGATTGTACGCAAGCTGTCCTCGACGCGATTTATCCGGACCCTGCCTGGAGGGCAATCGCGGAAGATTTAGTTGGAGCTCATAGCATCCACTATTATGACCGTTCGGGTCGCGGCCCACGGGTTCTCCTTAGACAAGTTCTTCAAAAGTCAGGTCAACTGATGGGATCGATGATTTCTTTTCCGATCCTTTGTTGCGTCAACGTGGCT